TAACGCTTTTGCTAATGGAAAAGCGGTAAAGAAACAAATGGAAGAAGGCACTCACCCATCTCAACAAAAATGGGAGTGTGAAGTTTGTGGGAAGATAGGTCATCATCGGGCTGCCTATACCAGATTTCATGGTGAAAAATGTAGATGGGGAGACAAAAAAAATGAGCGGTGATCACAATTTTATTCGGGCTAAGGGAAGAATAATTCCTCTTACGCCTACTCAAGCGATTGAAGTAGCGAAATGTGCCGATCCGATAAACGGATACAAGTATTTCATGGAGAATTATTTCTACATTCAGCATCCTACCCGAGGTCAGTTGTTGTACGCTCCATACCTATTTCAAGACGGATTGATTGAGAATTACCACAACAACAGATTTTCAATTTCAATGTTGGCTCGTCAGATGGGTAAGACCACTAGTGCTGCTGGCTATTTGTTGTGGTATGCCATGTTCAATGACGACAAAACTATTTTGATTGCGGCTCACCAATATAGTGGCGCTCAAGAGATTATGACCAGAGTTAGGTACGCTTATGAAATGTGCCCGATGTGGTTGAAAGCAGGTGTTGAAGTATACAACCAAGGTAACATTGACTTTGAGAACAAGAGTCGTATCGTTGCCCGTGCCACTACTGAAAAAACAGGTCGTGGTATGTCCCTGTCCCTACTCTATCTTGACGAGTTTGCCTTCGTCAGACCCACAATCGCTAAAGAATTCTGGACAGCTATCTCTCCAACACTAGCAACCGGTGGTAAGTGTATTATCACTAGTACCCCTAACAACGATGAAGATCAGTTCGCTCAAATCTGGAAAGACGCTAACAAGAAGATTGACGCTTATGGCAACCCGACACCACTAGGTAAGAATGGCTTCTCTCCATACATAGTTACATGGGAACAACACCCTGATCGTGATCAAGCCTGGGCAGATGAAGAGCGAAGTAAGATTGGCGAAGAACGATTCCGTCGTGAGATGAATTGTGAGTTCATCTTGGATAGTGAAACCCTGATTGATAGTTTGACACTAGCGGCCCTAACATCACAGGAACCTATTGAGAAGATGGGTCAAGTCAGATGGTTCAAACGCCCTCAGAAACATCATACTTATACAGTATCCTTAGACCCTGCCCAAGGTACAGGCGGTGACTTTGCCGCCATTCAGATTGTTGACGCTACTACATTTGAACAAGTAGGCGAGTGGAGACATAACAAGACGCCTATCCCTGAGCAAGTCAAACTACTAGCTGACATCACTGAACACATCGCTGACATCACTAATCAACCACATCTAATATATTACTCATATGAGAATAACGGTGTTGGTGAAGCGGTCAGAGTTAGTCTCACAGAAATGTCACTTGACAATATCCGTGGTAACTTCATCAGTGAGCCTAAGAAGATGGGTGTAACTAGACTAGACAAAGCAGGATTCGTAACTACCAAGACTACGAAAAATGCTGCCTGTAGTAAACTCAAGTCACTACTAGAGAGCCGTAGAATGACAATCTATAGCCAGCCTCTAATCTCTGAGTTGAAGACATACATTGCTAGTGGCCCTAGTTTTGAGGCAGTTATCGGTCAGACTGATGACTTGGTCTCAGGTATGTTGATTGCTGTTAGAATGATCGGTGTTATTCAGACATTTGACACCAAGATATCAAAACAGTTTACCGATCACAGCGAACGAGTAGCGCCAATGCCGTTCATCATGTCAGTTAGTTTCTAAGTAGGCATTTAGTATCGGGTGATAAATACTAGATAACTCTAGGAATATCACCAATGCCAAAATCCACGGATTCAATCAATCAAGACCTTGAAGACCTATTAGCGTCAAAAGGTTACGAAGCCACGCCACTTGACAGTAGCGGCAAAGAGGTGCCTGTTTCATCAGCCGCTGACCTACTTCAATTCCACTTTCATCGTGATGGTAAAGACTACGGGACAGTAACTGCCACAATTGACGGCCTACAAAAACTCACAATCTACTACGATGATGAAATTGCTGATAGCGGCGGCATCAATGAAGAAAATGGTGACCGAGGCGCCGGCGACACTAGTTGGTTCGGCCTACTAAAACAGTTGAAAAAATTCGCACATCAACATCAACTTGGCTTTGTTCTAAAAGACACAGACCGTCTACGTAATGATATGAAGCGCCGAGTACATGCTAAGAAACTTGAAGAGAGTAAGGCTAAAGAAATGAATAAGAAACAAAAAGTGGCTGAAAGTTCACGACTCCCTAAAGGTGTGGCGGCAAACTCTCAAACAAAACTAGACGAAGGCTACTACGGCAACCGGAAGATGAGTTACAGTGATGATACGCCCACGGTCAAGATGGTCATCAAACACAATCGTCAACTAGAAGAAACAGATCAACGATTCCGTCACATTGAAAAGATTTTCCTAGAAACAAGCGACGGTGAACGATTCCAAGTGCCTACAAACAAGCCTAGTCGTGCCCGCATGTTCGCTCGTCACATCGCTGAAGGCGGCGCATACAGGGATGACCGTTGGAGTCACCTCAATGAAATCTGTGAAGACCTAGACAAACTAGGCGGATTCGTCAGAGCAACACACAACAAGCGTGAACAGTTCAACGAAAGTGCTCAACGAATGATCAATGAGGCACAAGAACAATATCAACAACTCAGAGAGACAGTCAAGAAACTATCAGGCACTAAGGGCTACAACAAGTACTTTGAGTCATATGAGCCTCGAGTTATCCTTGAAGATGATACTGACCTAGCAGAAGCGTTTATGCACAGTTCAATTGATACGAGAATTGAAAGTGCTCTACCTACACTGAGTAAGTTCGGCATCAAGATGGGCAAGATCAATGAATCAGACATGTTCTCTGAGTGGGCAGACTCATTAGTGAACGAGACACTTGACCCAGATAGCCCTCGTCAAGTAGAAGCGCTAGTAGAACTCTTGAGTGCTGAAATCCCAGTGGGACCTAACGCTGAAGTAGCAATCGGTGAGTTGACGGATGTCATTGAAGATGATGAGTTGTACAATCGCCTTCGTAGAGCGGCAAAAGCAAACCCTGATAGTGACGCTCGTCCTCAGATTATTTCTTGGATGCAAGAGCAAGACAACGAAAACTACCGTCAGGCCCTAGAAAAGATTGAAGCGGATACCGGTGACAGTGAAAAAGATCAAGAAGAACTCAAGAAGGGCAATCAAAGTGACGCTGAAGAGCCCGCCAAAGTCAAGCCTAGGAAGAAGCGACCACAACCTGGTGCTCAACCAGCAGGCGGTCTACCACCACTACCAGGTGACAATGCCGGCGGTCTACCACCGCTACCCCCATTACCTCCTCTAAAGGAAGGTGATGATGCTTTGGCAAGTTTCAAGCGCCTACTAGGAAAATAAAGATGAAAGAACTCAAATTACTTACCGAATGGGCTACAAGCATAACAGGCAAATACGATAAACCTGTCATCGTAGAGGGCGGCAACATTTTCAAGTCACCCGGATTTTCAAAAGAGAACCCTGAAATGTTGACTGACAGAATCAACAAGGCTGAGGTTGCTCCTACAGTTGAGTTCTTAGAAGTCATGTCAGGTGTACCAGTTGCTGATTGTCTACTAGGTTCAACAGGCATCGCCGCTTCAAGTGGTGACATTGATGTGGGAATTGATAAGAACAAGGTCAGCAAAGATGATCTAATGAATCACATGATTGAACAAGGTGTCAATCCTGATCACTTACAAAAGACAGGTGATTCAATTCACTATATGTCACCGATATGGCAAGAAGGCGGCAAGAAGACAGACAGATTCGTCCAAGTAGATTTCATGTTCGTACCCGATGTTGAGTTCGCTAAATGGTCAATGAGAACAGCGCCCGATAGTAGTTACAAGGGTGTGTACTTACAGAAGCTCCGAGCTGACCTAGTCAGAACCGCTAACCCTGATTGGAAGTGGAATCATTTCAACGGCGTACTCAGTAGAACAGATAATTCGAGTGTGTTCGGGTTTGACCCAGACAAGATAGCACAAGGCTTACTAGGCAAAGGCGCAACAAGAGCCGACCTAGAAAGTGTTGAGCGTGTCTTATCAGCCCTCAAGAACAACAGAGGGGACATCAACACACAAGTTCGTGATGCTTATCGCACAACTCTAGCGCCTAGAAAACCTGGTGAAAAACCTGATCCTAATGCTCCTCAAATTGATGAGGGTTATAACGACAGCATTGAAGAACTCCAAGCCAAACTAAAGTCTCTTCAACAAGCAGGCCTAAAGGCATCGGCAGCAAAAGTTGCTAAAGAGTTGAGGCAAAAACTAGCACAGCAAAAATCAGCACAGTCAAAAGTGTCAGAAGCAAAGATCGGCCAGGCAGTCAGAGCACACAGTAGTCAAGGCTCTAAAGTTGGTCGTGAGTTTCAACACATTGAGGACCTAGTCTATGTTGAAGGTTTGCCCGGTATCAAACGGGCCTTGAATCGCCTAGCACAGATAGCACAGAACACTAAGCCCCTAGAAGTCAAGTGGGACGGTTCACCAGCAATCGTGTTCGGTCGCGATGAACAAGGCCGTTTTCACTTCGGTGACAAGTACAGCAAACAGTTGTTGAGTACGCCCGAAGAAGTATACGCCTACTACACTAGATCAAGTCAAACAGATAGTCGTAAACAATTCGCTCAAGAGATGGCACAACTATGTCCAGTCTATGAGCAAGCAACACCTCAAAACTTCCGTGGCTTCTTAGAAGCAGGTTTGATGTACAAATCAACACCGCCACTGAATGATAAGGGCGAGTTCTATTTCATGCCTAACACAGTAACATACTTTGTAAAGCGGAACAGTGAACTAGGCAAGCGTATTGGTGGATCAGTGTCTGGTGCCGCGGCAACAGGTTTCTTTGATAATCTACCTGAACTAGGCGGCAAGCGTGGTCCAGTGGGCAATCATTACAAAGCGTTTGACAACACTAAAGAATTGGTAATCATCCCCCCTAAGTTCACTGAAACAGGCACACCCGTTGACCTGAACAAACTGAGAACAATTAGTAAATACGCCGCTAGTAACGGACGACAGATTGAACAGTTCTTGGCACCTGAAGCAGGCTTGAGCGACATTCGTTCAATCATTTACTCATACGTCAATAGTCAAGTGGACAACCCTGGAAACTTGAACAAGCTAGGTCACAACTTTGCTCAATGGGTAGAGGGCAATGCTAAACTATCACCTGCCAAGAAGTTGAAACTTACACAGAAGATGACAGCAAACGCCCGTGGTGCTTCAGCAGTGTTCAAGATCACACAGGCGATCATGCACATCAAAGACGGCATCATCGGCAACAAAGAACAAGAGACTCTAGGAAGCATGGGCATCCGAGCACAGATGAAGACGGGTGAACACGGCGGTGAAGGCTTTGTTCATGATCCTGAAGCAGGCACAGGCCCAACAAAACTGGTCAATCGTGGTACCTTCACCCGTGCTAACAGAATGAGAGAGTCTGTGGAAGGTGGCAGAACAGCGGTAGTAGGCTGGGGCAGAGGCATGGGACACAAAGGTCATATGCTCCTGGCTGGCGCTGTCATTGAATACGCTAAGGCAACAGGAGCACAACCTTTCTTCTTTGTATCAGAAACAGTGGGCCAAGATGACCCTCTATTACCAAAAGAAAAGCTGGCTATCTATAAGACGGTGTTTCCTAAGTTCAAGGACATCTTCAGTACTGCCCAGACAATTATTCCGGCTCTAGTAGGAATACAAGAACAAGGTTTTGACAATCTAGTGTTTGTTGTCGGTGACGATCAGAAAAACTCCTTTAGATTCCTACAGGGAAAAACAAAGACAGGCAACCCAGTACTACCGTTTAGTAGAGTAGCAGTGAAGAGCAGACAGGAAATTGCTGAGGAACTAGATATACCCGAACTCAAGATAGCAGGACCTAGAGCAACTCCTATGAGAGAAGTTCTAAGAAATCCTCAAGCATCTACCCAAGAAAAGTTCAAGTATTGGCGTGATGCTATGCCTGATGCCCTGGATGACG